GAAGACCACAGCGATAGCCTATAACACTGCATCCAAAATTGCATCAACGTATGCGCCTAGTAGTTTTGCAGGAGTGTTTACCCCTAATGGAAATGGCGTTGTTACAAGTTCTACAGGTTTAGTTCCCGCAGTCAATCAGGCAGCAATAGGTGGTTCTATAGGGGTTACCCGCTCTTTGAACGGAACCATCAAACGCATAGCCTACTACCCCAAAGCCCTCACCTCAACTCAACTACAGGCACTTACAGCATCATGAACGACTACACAGACTTCTATTTAGGCTTCCCTGATGAGGCAACAGCCACGGCTGTGCTTTACACCACTGTGGTTGAGGTGCAGGACGAACAGGGTAACGTGATTGTGGAGGCCAGCGTGACTCCCAACTACGCCAACATCAGCACCATCGGCATCATTTATCAGCCGCAGACTGACCCAGATACCCCACCCGTACCCTATGCAGGTTGGTATGTAAATGTTAGACTCGTCGGTGAAGAAGACGCAGCGGCACTCACGCCATTCAGCGTAGACCCACAACCATTCCCAATGCGTGTTTGGGCATAAGGACCATGGACATCACCGGCCTTGGTGCCATATCTGATTTAGCCAATACCGTCGTCAATAAGATATGGCCGGACAAGTCAGAAGCTGAGAAGCAGCAACTCGCGGCGGCCGTGATGGTTGTGCAAGGCCAGATCGACATAAACAAAAACGAAGCCGGAAACCCCAACGTGTTTGTATCCGGCTGGCGCCCATTCGTGGGTTGGGTATGCGGCTCGGCCTGTGCTTGGAACTGGATAGGCTTGCCAATTGTGAAGTTGGGCCTTATGGTTTGGGGCCATCCAATTGATCTAGCCCCCGCAAATCTCAGTGAAATGATGCCTTTATTGCTTGGTCTGCTCGGCATGGGTACACTCAGGACTGTTGAGAAAATCAACGGAGTTGCAGCTAAATGAACCTCACCGCTCATTTCACCCTTGAAGAGTTGACTGCAACAAGCCATCGTGAGTTTGACAACACGCCAAATAATGATGAGATCGCCAATCTAACCCGGCTGGCGCTGTTTCTGGAGCTAGTGAAGACCAAATTGGGCGGCAAACCGATCATGGTGAACTCCGCGTTCCGGTCTAAAGCAGTCAATGACTCGGTAGGCTCCAAGGACACGAGCCAGCACCGCCTTGGTTGCGCGGCTGACATTCGGGTACCCGGCATGTCCCCCGACGAGGTTGTGAGGGCCATAATGAGCTTCGGGCTCTACTTTGACCAGATCATTCGCGAGTTCGATTCTTGGACGCACGTCAGCATCCCAAATACCGCCGCCCTGCTGCCCCGCAGGCAGGCGCTTATCATAGACAAAGCCGGTACTCGACCATTCGTGTAATTCATGGGAAAATACCGGTAATCAATACCAAGGCCGACAAATGACTATCCCTGCCGCCGTTCTAACTTACGACAGCCTTGCGGCTCTGGTGCTCCAGTATCTGGAGCGTACTGACGCGGCGGTCGTGGACTTCATCCCCAACGCGATCATGTTGGCCGAGTTTGAGATCGCTCAAGACATCAAGACCCTTGGCCAGATGATGGTGGTCTCCGGCAACATGAACCCCGGCAACCCGGTGATCGCCAAGCCCTCCCGGTGGCGCAAGACTGTCTCCATGACCCTTGCTACCCCCACCGGCAAGCAGCCCATCCTGTTGCGCAAGCTGGAGTACCTCAGCGCCTACGCCCCGGATGTAACGGCTACCGATACGCCGCTGTACTACGCGGACTATGACTTCGATCACTGGTTCGTGGCACCCACGCCCAGTGCGGCCTTCGCCTTTGAGGCGCTGTGCTACACCCGGTTGCAGCCCCTCGCGTCTGACAACCAGACCAACTGGCTCACCCAGAATGCGCCCAACGCCATGCTGTACGGCACGTTAAAGCAGACGGCGCCCTTCCTTAAAGACGATGCGCGTCTGGCCGTCTGGTCGGGCTTATTCGACGCTGCCTTGGCCGCGTTGAAAGTTGAAGACCAACTTCGTGTTGGCGATCGTCAATCCATTGTTCAGGACTCTTAATCATGACCACCAGTTACACGAATCCGTTCACAGGCCAAACGATCAGTCCGGCTTCGGTCAGTTACGAGTCGATCTCCATCAGTGTAAATACCCCGTTATCTTGGCCGATAAACGGTAACAACAGCACTCCGGCCAGCAACATCATCGACGTCACAGCGACCGTTGGCGGCCTGCTGCTCGAACTGCCGCCAGCCACGCAGGTGTCCACCGGGCAGTCCGTGCTGGTGCGCAACATCGGAAGCAACACTTTCACCGTCACCGATACATCGGGCAACACCATCGTTGCGGTGTCTTCCGGTGTCGCTGAATTCATCTTCCTGACGGACAACGCCACCCAGAACGGGACATGGTCTTCTGTCGTTTTCGGCGCGGGAACCTCATCGGCCAACGCCTCTGCCTTGGCGGGATACGGCCTGACCGCGCTGGGCACGACGCTCAACCAAGCGTATACCACCACCAACTACTTTGCCAGCTCGACGCTGCCTGCCAGTTCCCGTGCGGCACTGATCGTGTGGAAGGGTGGCGTTGGGGTGTTTACTTTGCCCGCTTCGGCTACTGTCGGGGCTAACTGGTTCTGCATGATCCGCAACAGCGGCACCGGTGTGCTCACGATTACGCCCACTGGCGCGGACACCATTGACGGCAACGCCAACCAGCAGTTGCAATTGACCGAATCTTTGGTGATCGTGTCCACCGGCACTGGTTGGGTGACCTTCGGGTACGGCCGATCAAACAGCTTCGCGTACACCCAGTTGGCCTTGTCCGTCACCGGTGGGACGCTGACCTTGACATCCACGCAGGCCGCGAACACCATCCAAGAGTACGCCGGTATCCTGACCAGCAACCAAATCATCGTAGTGCCCTCTACGGTGCAGCTATATACCTGCACGAATAATACAACCGGCCCGTTTAACTTCACCGTGAAGACAGCGGTGGTTGGCGGGGCCAATGTTACTGTCGCGCAGGGTACGTCCTTGGTGCTGATCTGCGACGGCACGAACGTCTACAACGCGGCCTCGGGGTCGTCCAGCACCATCAACGCCCTGACCATCGGCAATGGTTCTCTGGGGCTGCCATCGCTCAAGTTTGTGGGTGATCCTACCTCGGGTTTATACCTAGTAGCCGGTAATCAAGTAGGCTTGGTAGTCAACAATACCCTTGCTGGGTACTATGACACAACAGGCTTGACTATCACCAACGCCGTCACCGCGTTGGGCGGCATCAGTGGGGGAACCTTTTAATGACGAGTAAAGTTGTCTCGATGGAGATCCCCGCTGGTATCCAGCGGGACGGCACGGCATTCGATGCGCCCTGTTACACCGACGGCGCGTGGGTACGCTTCCAGCGCAACCGCCCCCGGAAGATCGGCGGGTACCATGGCATCTTTTTGGATGCCACTGGGGTTTCCCGTGGGATGGCCATGACCTCGGTGAACGGTTTCAACTACGTGGTGTCGGGGTATAACAACGGCTTGGAGCAATGGATTACCGACGATGACGACGGTGTGGGCTCTGGGCCCTATCCGTATACCCTAAGCGACTTCACGGCCAATAACAACAACTTATGGCAGTTCGATATCGCTTACGACGCCACCGGCAATGGCACCAACAATTTGGTGGCCCACCCCGGTCAGAATCTCCGCTACATAACATCGACGGCCAACACACCGGTGTTGTACGGGACTTTCCCCGGCAACTCAGGCAGCCTGACGATGTCCAAGGTGGGCCTGTTCACCGCTGCTGGATCGACCAACAGCACCAACATTTTTACCTTGTCTGCGGCAAATGTGCGCGTAGGCGCAGGGCAGAGCATTACGGGCGCCGGGATCCCGGCGGCTACCACCGTGCTCTCCATCATCGGCACAGCGGTCACCATGTCGGCAGCGGCTACCGCGTCGGCCAGCATCACGGCGACCTTTGACAACAACATCGCCGTCTCCGGTGGGTGCGTGGTGATTCACCCCTACCTCTTCGTGTACGGCAATAACGGCTTGATCCAGAACTCCAGCGCGGGGGACTTTGCGAACTGGGTCGCTGCGGACGCCAATGCCAACAACGTGGCCA